TATAACCTTTAGCAGCCATTTGTGATTCGTCTTGTCCACCACCTCTATATGCTGCAATATCATTTTGAATTTGATCAAAGCCCATTCCTGCGCCTCGTTTAACATCTGCTGCTAAACTTTGTGCTTCTTCTTCTGATGCACCTTTAGATGTAAAGTATCCAAGTAAACCCCCTGCTCCTAACATTTTACCTAAACCCGATAGTCCCATAGAACCCGCGCCTTTAGTTAAACCTAATTTTTCAAAAATTCCTGGTGCTCCCATAAGTCTATCTGCACCCATACTGCCAAATAATTTTGCTTTTAAACCACCCAAACCTCCACCCATTCCTATTTTAGATCCAAACCCACCTAACATACTTGACATAGGTCCATAACCCATAAGACCTGCTCCACCTAAACCTATTAGTGCAGCTTTACCTAGTGGACTTTTAACAACTTGTTTTGCAACGTTAGCAACTTTTTTAACAACTTTCTTAATACTTTTAAACGGATTAAAATATCCTGTTCTAGTACCCATTGGATTTCCTTGAATAATACCACCACCAATAGACCCACCCATAGAATAATCTTTTCTTGAAATAGCATTCGTTATTCCACCACTTGCACGTAGTTGTCTTCTAATGTTGGCTCTTGTAATCATAATTATGTGTATATTTGTTTATATTATTTCGGCAGGAATTGCACCTGTAATTTGTTAATTTACTAGATTTTATCTAATAAATCAAGACTATGTTGTAACTTCTCTTGGCTTACTTTCTAAAGCCGAAAGGATCACATGTAGTCTATTAGCTGTCGCTGCAGTCACTTTTAATATCTCACTTTCTTGTAAGATTAAAGGGGCTGTAAGTAATTCTATTGTTGCATTAGCACCTACTGCTTTAGTTTTAAATACACTAAATACATCACTGCCTGCAGTAATTGTCACCGTTATAGTATCCGCGTTCCCTGAATCTTCAGACACTAATATAGATTTAATAATAGCAGTTGTAGCAGTGGGAACTGTGTATAGTGTTGTAACACTTGTTGCTGTTAAATCTACTTTTTTATTTAAGAATGTATTAGCCAAAGTAATAAGCCTCCGCTTCTGATTCTTCTTTTAAATCTTGTTGGAACGTTGTATTTAATTTTTGCACAATACTATCTATATCTCTTACAAATGATTGTTGTATTTGTTGATCATATTCTTCATTGGGTTGTGTAAGGGATTGTACAATTCTAGCCATTATCTTCTACCATCAGGTTGATAATCAATTCTAAACGTACCTAGTTTCCAAAACTGACTGGTACTAGTGTTATCTATTTTTAATGAAATAGATCTAGCTCTTGCTCTAGTGTCAATTTTTTGTGTACCACTAGTCACGGTAAATGGACCTAATGATGAACTAGCTGCAGTGTCATTTGGAAAGTCTTTTAAGTTTAATGTAATTCTTGCATCTCCAGTTTGTGCTAGAAAATCTGGTATCACTCTTCTTATTTTCATCATAAATTCACCATCACCAGCAAGTCCTTGTTGACCAATATCAAAATCTCCAGATTCAATACTTGCAGTAATAGCAGTTATTGCACCTTCCTTAATTTGATTTAAACCTGTTTCATGTTCAAAGTATGTGGATACACCATCTGTACAACCAATAACATGATCCTTACTTGTTGTAGGTGTTGTACCACTTGCATTATATTCTGTTGCGTGTGGTTTACCAAATACTGCAGAATCTTGCCACGCAGTTCTAGCTAATGTTCCTGTAGTCCATACTGGTCTTTGTGGCGTTGAATCTAAATAATTATACGCAACCATTCTATTAACGGTGCCTGATCCAGAGCTAGGATAGAACCACATAATCTCACCAAACAAATTGTTTAGTCCAACATTAACATGTTGTTTTGGAATTGTATTAATGTCATCGTAAACATGGTCTTCAACTAAACAAGAAAGGGATTCTAATTTACCTGTGTATCTAAAGAAACCATTATCAGACATCCAATAAGCTGTACCATCTACTTCAACGGCTGCATTCTTACCAATCAATCCACAGTTAGTACCAACTTGTTGGAATGAGAAAGTAAATGGTGGTCCAACAAATCTCATAATAAATAAAGCTGTATCTGTCCAAACGTAGATAGCATCTCTACCACGTATCGCTCCTACAATTTTAGATCCATCTGCCAGTCTTTGTGTACCTGCTGTGTTAGTAGCTGATGGTGTGTATGTATTAATATCTTCTTGTGAAGAGAATCTTATAAACATCGGGTCTTGAGTTGTTTTATCGCCAATAGTTGTTTCTGTGCCAAAAAATATTAAGTGTCTATCAGGTGTTGATACCGTACTAAATTGTGATGCTGTTGGTGCACCTGAAATAATTGTTGCTCTAGTATTATTAGCTGCGGTTGGGTTTGAATCCCATTCAAAACTTTCTCCACCCGTTATAGTTGCAATAAGTTTGTTACCAAAATTATCTAATGACCATAGTCCAGGTGCAGTCACAACGTCACCTGATACAGCTGTGTTCCAACCTGCGTATCCTGAAGAGTCCCTTACTTCTGCTCCTGAAGAATGTATTGCTGCGGTTGTACCTACAGCTCCTCTAGTCAAACCCGTTAAAGTATTGCTAGTAACTCCTGTGTAAGTAATTAGTTCAGAGCCAATTTGCACTGTTCCCGATGTTGGAAAAGATGATGCACTAGCCATTGTTAAAGATGTAACTGATGCATTAATTCCTGATGCAAGTGTTGATGTAAATGTTCCTGATTCTGTACCGCCCCATTGACCTAATCCCCAACCTGTTGATGCAACTTCTTGAGCCACCCCTACTGAAAAATAATGCTTTACTCTAATACCACCAGAGGTGCTTGCACCTGATCCTGATTCATTAGATGCCATAGTAAGTGTCAATGTAGTAGTTGTCGGTATACTTGTTACTTGAAATTTGTTATCATCAAAATTTGCTGAATTAAAATTAGAATTTGTTATAGAAGTAAAATTATCCAATAATAAAATATCACCTTTGTTTGCATTGTGTGCTGATGCAAAAGTTAATGTTACCGTTGCGGATCCATTAGTTGTAGAAAATGCATTTGTTAAAGTTGTAGTAGATTTAATAGGATGTATGTCATAAAAAATACCACCAGAATAAGCGTATAATATTCTGTTTGTGCCAAGCACAGCGTATTTGATACCTGATGTATTTATAAAATGGTGAATAGCAGTGTTACGACCTGTAATATCAACTGAACCTAATTGAGCCCAACCACCTATTTTTTCTGGTAAGCCGTATCTAAATCTAACATTGTCACCATTAACCCATTGGCCTTCACCTTCGGTTGATGTGACTTGTTTATTAAATCCAGGTGCAAATTTAACTTTTTGTAGCATAATTATCTAGCCGTTGCAGGCACTCCTGTTGATGTCACAAACGGATTTTCAGCGAAAGCCATGTAGATGTATGTTCCTGAACCATTTATTGAAGCTTCACTTGTATAAAATTTAAAACCATTAGAAAGCATATCCCAAGCACCACCACTATCTGTATCTGCTTCTGCATCAGTAGTATTTGGTTCTAAATAATTAAGTTTATTATTTGGACCACCAGCACGAAATCTTTTATTGTCATAAATTCTCCAATCTGCTGTGGCATCAGTTCGTTTAATCATAATGAATGCAGGTTTAAATCCTGTGTGATGGAAACCACCTGCTGTGGAATTATTCCCAACGTATGAGCTGAATTTTGAGTAGCCTTGTTTTTCTGCAAAGCAGTAAGCAATTGTAGCTTGACCACTTGCATTAGTTCCACCATGAGAACCAACAGAGAATACTGATGATGTTGGATTGGTGTCATTCCATGCACTTGTAGAACTTGGTGCAGCATCATTTCCATTTAAATATAGTTCAGTATCGTTTCCTAAAGACTTGTGATACACATACCAAAAAATATCTCCATCTATTCTATTTTTTAAAATTATTATAGATGGTGTAGAATTTAAACCATGTTTTATTGTACCAGCACTTCCAGTTCCTGTGTATGAACATATTGAAAACCCAGCATCATTGTTAAAACTTCCAGCACTATCAATACTTCCTATACTAGTTCCACTTGCGTCATTGGTAAATGATGTTCCAGCTTTCCATTGCCATGCAACTTGAGTTGAATTATTTTTATTTAATCCATCATCTGCACCTACAGAAAAACCATCTGAATTAAAAGCTGTTAATCCAGTAGCTTTAGTTTCTTCAGCATCCTCTGTTGTACTAAATATAACTTTTGTTACACCTCTAACAATATCATAGAGTTGATGATACTCACTTCCACCATTTCTACTTTTACCCCAAACAAAATCTGGTTTTAGATCAGAATTTCCACCATTAGTTATTGTTTGTGTTCCACCATTACCAGTATACAAAGTTGTCTGAAAGTATACTGACGGATCGTCTATATCTGTATAAGCCATTATCCATACTCCGCTAGGTTTTTTGTGTTAAGTGCAAAATATCCTGAAGGAACTGCATACTCAAAGTTTCCAAATCCATCACCATCTTGGTTGCCAGATGAGATTGCAAAAGGTGGAGAGCCAAAGTTTGCTTCCCAAACAGTAGATGCGTAACCACTTATTGCAAAACAATATGTTGTGCTAGCTGTTAAATCTTGTGCATTAGTTCCAGTAGCACCACTTGTTGGATCACCACTATTTTGAAATGTCCCATTTTTTGAAAAATAAAGTTTTAAATTATCCATATCAATCGCAACACCGATTATATCAGCATCGGTATATGTATCACCAAAACTAGCACCATTATCTGGTCTAGCACCATTATTTTGATAACCTTTTCCAGGTGTGCTTTGTCCTATATAGTAAGCAGTAGTGGTATTTAATCTAGCATCATTTATATCTATAACACCAATAATTGCATTAGTTCCAAGAGTTACTAGTTTTGCTTCAAAATACCATTTTCCAGAAGTAACACCTATTGTTGATGCCATGACTTCCCAATCTCCACCACTATCTGTTGTTACTTTTAAATTTCCTTCAGCTAAAGTTTGTGTTGATGCTTGTTTATCTAAAAGTTGAAAAGTTGTTCCATTATTTGTGCAAGTATCAGTAGTCTGGTCTGTTGCGGCTAAACCTGAAACAGCAAAATGATGATCGTTTCCACTTGTATCTGCACCTAGACCTGAACTGTTTGCACTTGTACCTGATCCTTTATATTCAAGATAAAAACCATTAGTTCCAAAAGTTAATCCTGATACATCTATTGGCTTCCATATCCCACTATCTTCATCAAATTCTCCAAAGCTATCAGCGTCTAATGCTTGTCCGTCAATCATTACTGTTTCAGCCATATATCCACCATACCAAAGGTTTCCACCATCACTTCTTCTAGCTATTGTGTGTAAAGAGTCATCTGTCCAATAAACTACATCATTTTGACTTGGATAAGTTTCCGTCACAAAACTTGTTTCTTTGACGCCGTTAATAAACATCTCTACATGGTTTGTGTCTGGAGAACTAACGCTACTATTATAATTAATAACTATGTGGTACCAAGCATTTGGATCACGAAATTTTCTGTTTGTTGCTAAAGCGGTGTGAGTGGTATTACTTGTTGTACTTTGAAAATATAATCTATCATCAGCAGCATTACCGTCACCAGTAAAATATAATCTAGTGTCTGAATTAGAACCAGCATAACCATACATCATAAAAACATCAGCTGGTCCAGCACCTTGACCAATTTGACTTCTTTTAATCCAAGTTGAAAATGTGACTATTTTTTGACTACCAGCACTACTAGGTGTAAGAGTCATGTAAGAGCTTGAACCGTCAAATCTTATTCCATTATCTACATCAAAACCACCTGCTGCTAAAGTGTTTGCTGGAATAATAATAGACATATTAAGATCCTAATACTGGGAATTCTCCTAATGGTCTTTCCATTACAACTGGGTCCCCTTCATCAGCTGTATTTACATAAGTGTATAAAGTTTCAATCGCTGGTGTATCAGATGCGTTAGTAATTAGTGTTTCCATTGCTGCCCCTTTAGTTCTTACAGCTGCTCTAAATGTTGTAATAGCTGAAGGCACGTCAGTATTTGCATCTGCTTTTCTTAAAATATACCAGTCTGTATCTTGTAATATTCCAGCTACT